TCTAAGATATATTCACGATTACCGACCCACCGATCTATATTGCCAGCTATAAATGGATATTTAGGATGACGAATTAAGTTAGGCTCTGTTGTTACTTTTACATTATGTTCTTCTGCATATCTTTCTGCTATATTTTCTTCTAGTTTTGCTCCCCAATAAGCAGCTTCATAATTATGATCATCTTTAGTTAACTCGGTAATCTCTGGATTTACTTTAGAGAAATACACATCAAGGGCAGTTTTTTTAAAACTAGGTACACCACAAATAGCTGCAATATCAGAACCACCCAAATAAGTTTTTCGCATCAATAACCATTCTGCTCTATTGATCATAAATATACCTTTAAATTATTTAAATTTCTTTCAGTCTCTAAAAACTCTATGTATTCCAAAATAAAATATCTTGGTACTACTACAAACTCATCCTTGGTTTTAGATTTAATCCACATAGAAAGACTGTGAGTCGAAATATCGCTGCCCATACTCCAAAGAAGACTTGATACTTCTTCGCGAGGTATTCTGCGATCTTGTATGTTATTTAACATCCTACACCTCCAAGCCACGAGTTGCGGCAAAACAGCTGTAAAGATCGCGCCTTTCTTGACTGTAATAACACTCTTGTTCCTCTATCTCTTGTTTTAAAGCTACTGGATCGTACTGCGAAATATCCCAGTCAACACCTTGTTCTCTAGCTTCGTTAAGTAGTTCTTCGTACTCATCAATTTGCTGTTCAAGTTTTAGGATGTTAATATTTTCAAGATCAAATGGAATATTATATTGAAAAGCTCTTGCTATTTGCTCCTCTATAAATTCCTTTCTTGCTCTTGCACCAATCCTAGCAAAAGTTTCTTTTGTTTTTTCTGATAGTTCAAGTCTTTCAACTTGAGGATCGAAAAACATAGGAACAGTGCTAACCTTAGAGGCTATTTGTTCATTAATTATATCGCTTAATTCTGATGTCTTGACTTGGTTTAAGTCTGTTTGAAAACCTAATAATTTAGCTTGAGCAATTAGTGTGCCTGTAAAATAATCTTTACGTACGGCGAAATTGTTGCTATTATGCATATAATTCTCCTATTAAAGGTTGAGTTAATAAAATGTTGAGAATATTACTCGTCGAAAAGTTAGATATTCTCGATAACTAAAATACAAGAAACGTTTGAAGTTAAGTTACTAGCTTCAGGCGTTTTTTTATGTCTTAGTTAGGTACTAGTATACATGAAAAAATATACTTGTCAAGTTTTCATTTGTAAAAAATATATTTTATTGAGAACTCTCTTTAAATCTTTCTTGTAACTCAAGAAGACGTTTTTCATTTGGCGTATAAAGAAAAACACCATCCTTAGAGCGTATAATAAAATTTCTTTTAAATAACATTTGTAATGAGAAATTAACAGATGGTCTTGATAAATTCAATGCATCTTCTAATTCTTTAGCTGGAACTGGATAAGAACGAGAACAAATAGCCTTTAATACTATTTTTTGCCCCTTGGGTATAATGTGAGAATTTTCAATCGCTTGTTTTAAGATGTCAGTATACTTCATAACTAAATAATATTCACAGTTCACTATCTTGTGTTATATAGAATTATTTTGTTTATTGTCAACAATTCATCTTGACCGAACAAAAAAACACCACTAAAGTGATGACTACTATATATTTATGTTAACCAATTATTAAGATAGAACATGTAAAACATTAAGCTATACAAGATATTAAATTAAGAAAGTTATTTTATTTTAAATCTTCCCGGACTTTTTATAAAAACTTTCAAACAAACCAATAAAAGCATTGCACTTTCAGTTAGTTATGACTGCGAGAATAGTATATTCATGTCAAGCTGTCAAGTGCCAATGTTTCTTACCAATAATTTACTTTGCGGTAATAAATATGCAGACTATGCGAATAGAGAATGCGTTAAGTGTTCCTACATCTCGTTATACTAAAGGTTTTAGCTTCTTAGAAGAACACGACCTTCAAAACACCAGACCAATCTTTAAAGCTGCAAAAGTCTACTATACAGACTTTAATGCTGAGCAAAAAAAAATTAAATTCACCCTAAAAACACATGACTTTAACTTCATATGTAAAGCCACTGACCTAAATGCATCAGTCACTAGGAAGGAGCAGGACTTAATAGCTAATATCAACAATATGATAAAAGGTAATGTTAGCAGAGTAGCCTATTTATCACATGACGAGTTGTCTTATTTTACAGGGAACAATAAACGCCAAAATAATATAATGCGTAAAAACATCAGTCATATATTTAAAAGTAAATGGCATAAGGCAAAAAAAATTGATGGAGTAGTTAGGCGTAAAGTTATTATATTTAGATATACTCCAAATGGAGAAGCAATATTAGATAACCCTCTAGAATATTACAAAAAGATTAAAGCGGGCAGTCGAGTGCCCACTTCTATATATAAGGATGAAAAGAATATAAAAGATAGATTTAACACGCAAGAGCGTGAATCTATATCTTGTAATAGTTCTAGTTTTGTTAATTCAAAGGAAAATAATATTCCAACTGAAACTAAAGACTTGGTATCAGAAAAGGAATGTTGTTTTGAAAACACTGATTCTAACCAACAAAATTCTGTTATTGAGACAAAGGTAGGAAAATTCCGCTCGAACAAACGCAGGAAAAAAACAAATTCAGAAATTAAATTAAAAAAAGCTAAATTATTACTTGAGCAAAAATATCACAAAGCAAAAATTATTAGACCAGTATTTTATTCTAAACCAAAGTCTCTAGCTGACATGAACTCACTTCTAGACCAAGAAATATATGACGACTTGCGCTCAGGGTCTGGTAGAGACTTTAGTAATAACTTCATAGCCCAGCGACTACTTGCCATGTCGAAGAAACGAAGCTTGGCTAATCATAATTTCAAGACTCGGAAAGGCTTTGTTTCCTATATGTCACTGGTTTTAGAACATGAACTTTATGACGCTGTCAAAACATGTGGTATTGACTTTAGGCTAAAAGCAAACATTACGGAAATTGATAGAATAGCTCAGGAACAAGAACGGTTTTTAGCAGGAATCGAAAACTCAAATTGTATTACCCCAGAATGGCAGTTTAAAAAGAAGTTGGTCAGCGTTTTAAGTCCTTGTAAGGCATATAAATTACTTCAGAGCTACATTTGCCTAAAAATTAACAACAACGTGTTTAGAATTCAATTAACGGAGTCTGTAGAACTATCGGAACTAGAGAAAGAAGTGATACTTAATCAAGCAAAAGCTGTTTACGAAAATACAAGCTGTGACGATATTGTTTTTATTCAAGACCTTGAGTTTATTGTGACTGAGAATAAAACCCTAAGAACAAGAGCTTCTAACGTTACCATGTCAAAGGATAAAGAAGAGGATAGTTTCCCAAAGGGAATATGGGGAGATATTGTAAAAAAGTTAATAGACGAGTATGGTGTTTATGTTTACAAGAACTGGTTTAGCAAACTAACAGCTAATGTTGATGAGGTGGCAAGTACCATTGAACTTAACTGTCCAAGTCAGTTTGTTGTGGACTGGATAAGTACCAATTATGAAGATACTGTAAGATCAGTAGTTGCTGGTTTTGGAATGAATTTTAAAGGAATTGTTTAATAGATATATAAATAAAAGATAAGTAAACCATGAGCACTATCACTAATACAAATACACTGGATAAACACCAAGTCAGAAAGTTACTTGAATATAACAGAGTCAACATAGTCAAAGACTATGGAACTTATTATCAGATCACTTGTCCTAATTGTCGGAAACCAGAGGCTTTTATTGAGTATATAGGTAACATGAGGTGGATAAAATGTAACAGGGAGAATAATTGCTATGAGAATGATATACCAGCTTATAACAAGAAATTGTGGGAATTCTTAGCAGACGAATTAGGAATTGATGAAAATGAAAAAAAACAGATAGTTAAGTACATTAAGGACACACTGGCAAAACCTGACATAGAGATAAGTCCTGTGGTGTTCCAAGAAAAAGAATTTGAACTCACAGAAGATGATCTAACGTTTTTAGAACAGTGCGATGAAATATTTAAGGAAACTATTTTAGAAGACAACGACCAAGTTAAATTTGTTAAAGATTATTTACAAGAAGAACGTGGATATACCGAAGATATTATACGAAAATTTGAGATAGGAATATTACCACCGGCTAAGGACATAATAAGCAAAATGGTTGAAAAATATAGTTATGAAGAGGAGACGGCGAGAGGTAATATAGAAAAATTACTTAATGTTACCAAGTGGAATGATAGTACAAATTATGAATTTACCAAGAACAATATCACTGTAGCTTGGAAAGATGAAAATGGAGTTATAAAAGGCTTTCTCTTGCGCAAACCTACTGAGAAAAAGAACATATCTAATAAATACATGAGTAGTAAGGGTGTTCAAAAGTCAAAAATACTATTTAACTTACATAACTACAAAGAAGATAGTGGAAAAAAATTAGTTATAGTAGAGGGGCATTTTGATGCATTGTCTGCAACACATCTTTCGTCGGAAAAGGTACAAGACAAATACCATTTTGTAGCTTCAGGTGGTAGGTCAGTTAGCATAGAACAAGCAGTGTTGCTTAAAAACCGAGGAATAACGGAAGTAATTTTACTCCTAGATAATGATAAGGCTGGAGAGGACTATAAATCCAGTTTGAAAAATTTATCCGAGCGAGGAATATTAATATCTGTTTCAAAAATACTAACTGAGTATGAAGTAAAAGATATAGACGAATTACTAAAAAACAATCCAGAAGAAGAGAAGATCATGGAAATACTGGAAAATGCGGAAGTTCAGGAATTAGAAAAAATAAAAATTGAATTTGATAAAAAGAAAGAGGAAATAATTTCTCAAGTTGAAAAAGAGTTTTTAGCACAAGAGGAACTAGATACATATAAGCTTCAAAAATTAAAAATAGAGGAAAGTGCATTTAAATTAGAAGAAAGCTTGAGAGAGGCAATTTCAAAAAAAGATATATCTACAATACTGAAAGTTGCAACCGAATATAACAAGAAAACATACGAAGACATTATTAATGATAGACCATACTCTAAGGAGGAGTATGAGGCAGATATGAGTAGAGAACTACTCGGTTTTAAAACAGGTTTTAAAGAATTAGATGATCATGTATTCATTGAACCAGGGACACTTACAATGGTAGCAGGTAGACCGTCGCATGGAAAAACAACAATGATGCTCAATATGTTTAGAAACATGATAGACGTAAACAAGGATAATTCTTTTTTGTTTTACAGCTACGAAGAGCATAAGCAGGACATAGTTAATAAGATAGTACTTTCGTTGGCTAAGGTAGAATATTTGACAAATGAGATGTTTGAAAAAATGAGAAAAAAGCATCAAATGGAAGGGAAAAGTAAATTTTTATTAATAGAGAATGTAATACCACAGCAAACATATTGGCAGGCAATCAAGGAAGAAATAACCCAATACTGGACAGCAGAAAATAAAACTAATAACACCCCTATTAGTTTGGCAATTTCAAAAGTAACGCAATGGATGGATGAAGGTAGAATGTGTGTGATGGGTAAAAAATCTAGTGTTGAAAAATTAAGTTTTGACTTAATAGATAAGGCTGTCGAGTTTATGGAAGAGAACAAATATAAGCCAATAGGAGCGGTATATATAGATTATACTCAAAAGTTGAATACAGAAGAACAAAGAGTAAATAGACAGCAAGAGATCCAAGTTATATGCGAAACATTACTAAACACGACATTAAATAAAAGGTTTCATGCGCCAATAATATTAGGAGCTCAAGTTAATAGGATGGTTTACTCGCTAGCAACTCTTACGGCCGATAAAATGCGAGAAGCGGGAGATATTGAACAAGATGCAAATTTAATACTTGGAGTATGGGACTTAGAACAGTCTATAAAAGAACAAATGTTATTATTGTTAGAGGATTATGAAAAAAAGAAACTTAAGGCTAAAGCCGAATGTGATGAAAAGAAGGTGAAAGACTATGAGGACTATATTTCTAACGTGGAAGCAGAATTAGATAATGACAAAGAAGATGGTGAGGAAACAAGAACAATTAAAATTCTAAAAAGTCGTAATGGCTCTAGAGGTCAAACAGACTTAAAAGCTTATTCATCAGAGTTTTTGCTAGTAGACAAAGATCAAATCGACACGAGCAATGAGACATTTACGTTAAAATAGATAACAAGGCAATAGAATGAAAAGTATCCAAATATTTAATGAAATCAACATAGCATCAAATGAGTTTGACAATGAAACGCATATAGAATGGGTTAAATCTAATATTTATCTAATTGATACTATAATTGAAGAAATAGAAACCCTCCCACCGAGCGTCAATAAAGAAATAGGAGAAATTGAAGAGAAAGCTGTAATAAATTTTATAGTAAAAGGTATTAATTCTAAAGAGCTAGGAAGAAAACAGCTAAATATAATATTCTTAGAAAGTATACTTTCAGACAAAGCCAGAACCATACATATAGAACAGTTAAAGAAAGTAAAAAAACTCTATACAGAAGTTGTAGAAATTTTACGACATAAAAAAAAAGTAAGCGAGATAGAGAATCCTGAAGATATTCCTATACCGAATCATTTAATGAAAGCAATGACAAGACAACAGAATGGTTCAATTAGAGATATTAAAGATTCAAAAGAAAGAATTATAATTATTGCAAAATTAAGAAATACAATAGAAAAAAACTTTGCAACGTCACCTACGACTAAAATTCAAGAATTAGCAAAATTAGATAATAAAGATGGTGACTATGTACTAGACCGATATTTAGGTTTTAATTTTGAAAAACACGAAATTCTTTTTGTTAGATCTATTTTAGTAATAATAGCTAGAATGCAGTCTTTAGGAGAGATAGAGAATACAGATGGAATGATATATATACCTTGGTCAAAAATATATGAAGAGTTTGGAATAACTAAACGCAAAAAAGGTGATTTTCATACTAAATTAACAAAACCAATAAGAGAGATGGCCTTAAATATGGATGGTAATTTGAGAAAATCACATTTGGTCATAGATGAATTTACAGGGAGGGGTCTCCAGACTCAATTTATACTAGAAACTGAACCTATAGGAAATAAATTAGGATTAAAGCTTTCAAGTTTTTTATTTTTCAATAAAGAAAAACTGCAAAATTGCACTTTGATGGATAATAAAGGACTTGTAAGATTCAAAAAAGTGAATAAAACAGATATTGGATTTAGTTTATTCATATGGTTAGAACGGTACATATCGCAACAAAATAGAACAAAGGCATTAAACTTAACTACTATAATCAAAACTCTAAATTTAAATGAAGAATATCGTAAAAATAAAAAGAGAGTTGTGGGGTATATAGAAAGAGCATTTGGTGATATGGTGTCTGAAAAAACAATTATCTCAGGGTGGAAAAAACAAAAAGGAGTTAAAAACCAAGATCAATATGAGTTTACTTCATTACGTTATAAAGAATCTGATAAGATAACAAAAAGTGATGATGGTATGGGAAAGATAATAAATATAGTCACTGCAAAAGTAGCAAAAAAGTTAAAGAGTAGTAAAAGAATTAACAGGCGTTAAGATGATTACCCCCACCAACTGTGGAAGAATCCCATACCAACTGTGGAAATATCCCCCAGTAACTGTGGAAGAACCCACCACCAACTGTGGAAAAAGTCCTCTACAACCCTTAAGAATAAAGGGGTGTAGATTATAGTAATATTATAATTTTATAATATTACAGCGCTCCACTTTTTCACTACGTTTCAAGTGTCGCTTTTTCTACTAAGAAGAGAAAGCAGAACTCTTGAATGATCCTTTTTATTTTTCAGGAAAACATCATTTAATCTCAGTTATTTTTATAGATAAAAGCAGCTTGTTTAATGGTTTTGTGGTATAAATATAGTAATAAATATAGAGATGATTTTATGAGTTCATTATTATACCTAGACGTTGAATGCTATCCAAATTACTTTTTAGTGATGTTTAAACTTTCCGATGGTCGAAAAAGATATTTTGAGCTGGATGAAAATAATAAGCTAGACTTAGAAGTTATTAAGAAACTATTTAGAGAAAGGCTTACAATTGGTTTTAACTCTCGTATGTATGATATTCCTATGATTCAGTATGCAATGCGTGGTAAGAGTAATTCCGAGCTAAAAGAGTTGTCTGACAGGATAGTTGGTAAAGATGAAAAAAGCTATGATGTGATAAAGTCGTTGAGTTTATTCTGTCCCTGGCACTACAACCATATTGACATATTCAAGGTAGCACCTGGTAAAGCTAGTTTAAAAATGTACGGGGCTAGGTTGCATACACCATTCTTACAGGATTTGCCATACGACCCTAGTCAACCGTTAACTGAGCAGCAAAAAGAAGAGGTAAAGCAATATTGCTCAAATGATATAAATTTGACAATTGAGTTATACAACTCATTAGCTAAACCTCTTGAGATACGAAACAACATTAACAATGAATATGGTGTTGATGTTAGGAGTGATGGTGATGCTGGTATTGCGGAAAAATTAATATTTAAGTCTTTAGGTGCATTGGAGATGAATATTTACGTTCCTGGCAGTTATAAATTCCAGTACACAGCTCCTAGCTACATTGCTTTTAAAAGCGAAGAGTTACAAAGATTGGTAACTACAATATCTGCATTAACGTTTAAGGGTAAAATAGGAGAGAAGAATTATAAAGAGGGTGTACCTGATAAAATTCAAATTAACGGTTCTACTTATAGCTTTGGAGCTGGTGGTTTACACTCTACGGAAAGTAAGAGAGCTTTAGTAGCTAAGGATGATGAGATGTTGATAGATATTGACGTTACTGGAAACTATCCAAAGATGATTATCAATAACAAATGGGCACCTTACCATCTTAATGGCGAGAAGTTCATTAATGTGTTTAGTCAATTTTATGAGGATAGAATCATTGCTAAAAGAAGCGGTGATATAGATAAATCTAATATTTACAAGATTGTGCTTAATAGCATCTATGGTAAGTTTGGAGACATGCATTCATTTTTATATTCGCCAAAATGTATGTTACATACAACATTCACCGGACAACTTAGTTTGTTAATGCTGATAGAAATGTTAGAAGAACATGGCTTGAGTGTAGTAAGCGCTAATACAGACGGCATTGTTGTGCGTGTTAAAAACGCTGAATATGAGTTATTTAAAGAGGTATGTGACAATTGGCAAGAAATTTCTAATTTGAACTTAGAGGAAACAAAATACAAGGCTTTATACAATGAGAGTGTTAATTCCTATATTGCCTTAAAAGAAGATGAAAGCTTAAAACGTAAAGGTTCCTTTGTAGAGGCTGATTTAGCTCATAACCCTACAATAAAAGTATGTATGGATGCTGTAATAAGTTATCTATTTGAAGGTAAACCCATAGAAGATACAGTTTTGAACTATGATACTGATCCAAAGAACTTCTTGATGGTGAGCAAAGTAGTTTCTGGTGGTTATTGGAAAGGAAAGTATTTAGGTAAAACAGTCAGGTGGTACTGGTCAACTGAGGGTGAGCCTATATATCGTAAACTAGACAAAGTAGAGTTAAAAAAAGATGGGACTCCTAAAAAAGACCCTAAAGTAAATGATAGTGATTACGCCTTTCCTATAATGGACTTAAGCGTTGGGCTACTGAATATCAATTATGATAGATATATTAGTGAAGCTTATGAAATGCTAAAGAACATTGGCGTAGAAGTGAAAAGCCTTGAAAACAATGTTGCATAAGCTTTTTTATTGATATGATCAAATAGTCCAAATAACATATTTTTGGCTTTAAAAAGTGCTGCCAAAGTAGAGTAGATCAGTGAGACTTCGCAACTAATCTCTTGCAGAGCAATGAAAATTGACCTTTAGCTTTGAGTTAATTAGAAATTTTATGTAGATATTTTGGGCAGGATTTATTGGGATTAGGGTCTTAAATACAGCTAAAACCCTTTAGTTATAAAGGAAAACTCATGGTTTATTGACAGAATAATTAGCCCAGCTAATTGGCATTGCTACTGGCAACTTGTTCCTTTTTCTTATTCAGGTTTTCTTGATAATCTATAGCTCTGCCAATGGCGTATACTTTGGCCATGATGTCAGCCTCAGTTATAACTTTAATTAGTCAGTTGGTATACGAAAACAACAGTTGTTTAACAACCTCTACAAAAAAACTCATTATTTAATATTTTGATGTATATAAAGGTTCACTTTCTTTCTCTCTTTCATCAGATGAATGAGGAAGACAATCGTTATCTTTCAAATAAGACAATGCTTGTGTCATTGTGTCAACTAAATCTCTTGATTCGCTATTTGGAAAAGTAATAACCGACTCTAAGAACTCATCGGCAAAAGGTACTAACTTATCTTTGTTTTTCTCCTCTGTAGGTAAATACACAAGTCCGCACTCAATAGAGGGTGCAACTCTTTGTACTCTGCTGGTTTTATCGCCTTTGGGTTGATAACCAATTGCAGGAACACCTGCTAATCTAAGATCTCTAACTAATGGATCACCTGTAGCTTTTGCTTCTATTAGACAACAATCAATTCTGCTTTGTGCGGGGAGAAGATTATTATTAACTCCAATATCTTTGTAATCCTTAGCGAGTCTCTTTGCTCTATCTCTCAGTTCTGGATATCCTACTCGACCACGCCACATAGAAAGAAGTATTACTTTGTATAAACCATCTTCACTATTCTCACTCCACGCTCCCCAAGTAGTACAAGCGGAATATGCAGCAGTTGAGCTATCTGAGATCGCCGTATCCCAGCTTTGAATGATAAAATCAAATTTAGGTAGATATGGAGATTGGTATTTTTTAAACCAATGTCTTTGCAGGATTCCTCCAGTTAGAGGAGATGGTCTTTGTTGATACTGCCCTGCGTATCCGTAAGATCCTAATTCTCGTTGTAAACGACTTATTATATTGAGCGGAAACCTCTCTGGCCATAATAGTTCACCTTCTTTTTCCCTAGGATCTTCCCAAACACTACCGTTAGTACTTGGTAAGATTACAGTTTTAGCCTTTCGTTTTTCTTCAAACTCCATAGGGATAATGAGTTTAACCCATTCTGATTCGGTATCGTTTGCTATAATATGTCCAGTCATATCTTTTTCATGAAGTCTTTGTTGCACAACAATACGAACATCACGCAAAGGATTATTTAAACGAGTAGATAACACTTGATCCCACCAGCTGTTAGTACTTTGTCTTTTTACCTCAGACTCCCCATCTCGAACATTGTTTCCATCGTCAACTACAATTATGTTTCCACCTTTACCAGTAGCAACAGAACCAACGCTTGTTGCAATACGACATCCACCTTTGTTGTTTTCAAAAAGCATTTTAGCCTTTTGATCTTTAGCTAATTTATATTTCCACCTCCAATTATTTTGATACCAATCAGATTCGATTAACCTTCGGCATTTTAAAGAATGTTCGGTAGAAAGAGCATGAGCGTAGGAAGCATACATAAATCTCTCTTCTGAATTCTTGAGCCATACCCAAGCAGGAAATGCTATTGAAATTAAACTTGTCTTACTGGTTCTAGGAGGAACATTAATTAGAAGATTTTTTATCTCTCGCCTATAACAAGCTTCTAAATGTTCGGCTACAACTTTTAAATGCCAATTATCGATAAAAGGCGTTTTACCTTCTATAATAGGCCAAGCTTGCTTTAAAAATTCATAGAGAGAAAGTTCGGCTTTTACAATAGTTAGTTCAATTTCTTCAGGTGTCACTTGTTTTTTCTGTTAATGAATGGCTATTTAGTCGTTTTTCTTTAGCAAACATTACCGACAACAAATTATACATAGCTAAATAATGTTCTTCAAAAGGGAACTCATTCCTCAAGTTATCCATTACTTTTCCTTATTTTCTTAATTTTTGTTTGTGATGCAACAATATTTTCTAGTAGAGCTTTTTTCTCTAGTAATTCTTCTCTAGTGCTAGGACGGTATGTTTTGTCTTCTTCATTATACTCACCGTCAATAATAGCTTGCGTTTTTGCGCTATTTACTATGGCGGTGTAGTCATTAATGGTAATATTATCTTCATCTAAATGCTCTTTTGCTGCTTGCATCATGTCAGCAGCTTTTTTCTTATCTGATAGTTTGAAGCGTGATCTTCCATATCCAAAACGGTTACGCATTATCATTGACCAATAAGGAAAATTAAAGTCAGGATTCTTTAAAGGGAAAACTTCCCATCGTCTATGAGAACGGTTTATTGCTCCTTCGTATGCTGCTGCGAATTCTTTGTGAGCTTTTAGCCAATTATAAAATGTTTGTTTAGATATAGCTGCCTCATCTAAAAAAGCAGCTACTCCTTCACCATTATTAAAAACACTAAACAATAATCCTATATGTTGTTCTTTGTCATATTTCGTTGGCTTTCCTGCTGTGTAGTATTTTGTGAAATCATCTTTATTCTTCATATTTATTCCTATAGTGGTTCTGAGGTCAATATATTATTTTAACCTTTTTATTATAGCACATAAAAGGCATTCACGGTACTTTTTCAGTAATTGCCCGGGCATTTATAACACATTATTAACCTACGTGTTATATATAGCTCTAAACCTAACCTATTAAACGGGTTAGGGTATATTTATTAGGTCGATTCTTGGTGTTACTTATTAAGATATTTGCAAATTTTGGGGGGTGTAAAAGGTGGTATAAAACCTATTTCTTCGATGCGATTAAAATAGTTTGTAAAACCAGAAGTACTCGGAGCCTACAAGAGTGGTGCTGCAAAAGCTTGTACTTTTGTTGATTTAAGGCTTGTATGGCATATTAAGGCATGAGTAAACACTCCGAGTAAATTAAATACAGTTACCTTTTATCTTATGGCTGAAACCGCTTTAAGAACAAGTGTTCTAGACATTTTTGTTGCATTAATACTTATAACAAAATCTCATTTTAAAATAGATATGATATAATGAAGCTAGTGAGGAATTTCCTTTTGTTGCATTATTACCTATTACTCAAAAAACAGCCTTAACCTTAATAAATAAAAGGTGTTCGGGTATATTTATCAGGTGGATTGTGTTACAATGGGATTAATTAAAAGAATAAAAATAAGTATAAGTCAGCTTATAGCTGGTTAGGGGAGCGTTTGATATGACTACAATTAATAGAGCTAAATTATTACAATATTTAGACCATGTGATGGATGAGGAGTTAAAACTCAGTCGTTTAATGCATTGCTGTTTATCTGACTCCATATTAGAGCATGAGACAGACTCTAATATAAACTATAAAAAACCATTTAAGGAAGAGGCGCTATGCAATTAACAGTAAATACTGGGTTTGAAAGTTTAATACCTCCATTAAGAGAAGAAGAATTAGCGGGCTTAGAACAAAGTATACTAACAGATGGTTGTAGAGATCCGCTAGTTATATGGAATAACACGATTATCGATGGACATCATAGATACGCAATATGCACAAAGCATAGTATTCCTTTTAATACTACTGAAGTTCAAGGATTGGATACTGATATAGACGTAAAGCTCTGGATGATCAATAACCAGTTTAGTAGGCGGAATTTACCGACCGAAACTAGGCTGGCTCTTGCTTATAGGTTCAAGGAGTTCGAGGCTGAAAAGGCTAAAAGTAGAATGCAAGCCACTCAATTTAAAGAAGTAGACGATGCGGCTTACCCACTGGTGGGTAGCCCACAAATAGAAGAGTTTACAAAAGACTATGCTACTCAAAGCAGAGGTACTTTAGGTGAAATAGCAAAAATGGCTAGTGTAGGGCATACAACTGCCGAGCAGTACGATGCTATCCAGCGTAAAGGCACGGAGGTGCAAAAAACTGAAGTAGCCTCTGGCAATTCTAGTATTAAGAAAGTCTATACCCAAATTCAGAAAGCCGAGCGGTTGGCTAACAATATAATAGCTGAGTGGCCAAAAGGTAAATACCGAGTTATCTATGCTGATCCTCCTTGGCAATATGGAGATGAAAGAAGCGGCGGTAGTTACGGCGGGGCAGTTGATCATTACCCGACTATGAGTATGCAAGAATTATACGACCTCCCTGTTCACAGTATCGTAGAGGAGGATGCCGTGCTTTTTATATGGGCTACCGCTCCTTTCTTAGAAGAAGCTTTAAATTTAGTAAAGTCTTGGGGCTTCAGATACAAAACGCAGTTTGTCTGGGACAAGGTAAAACACAACATGGGGCATTATAACTCTGTAAGACACGAGTTATTACTAATTGCTACTAAAGGAAGTTGTACGCCAGATAATGTACAGCTATTCGACTCTGTACAAACGATAGAGAGAACAGAGAAACATTCCGAAAAACCCAGAGAATTCAGAAACATTATTGAAACTCTATACACGTACGGCAACAAGATAGAATTGTTTGCTCGTAAGCAAACTGAAGGTTGGGATGTCTATGGCAATGAGATAGAAGAAAAAGAAGAATTAAAAAAGGTCAGTTAGTATATGGATATAAAAACAAAACTTAAAGAATTTAAAGAGTTCTCTGAAATTGGATTTTCGATATCAGAAATTTGCTTGGGTTTAGATATGAATATTGATGAACTTACAAAATTAGCCCAATCGTCAGGGTACAAGGATTGTGAAAGTTTTCGTCAGTATCATCATAATGAGCTGATTAATGAGTTATTTAAGAGTTTAAGTACTCATGCTCAAAAAGGTAATAGACAAGCTAAAAATTTGCTAAAGAAATATGCTCCACCATCTATGCTAAAAATAAATTCCTAGCATATACTATCGGTGTTTCGATTAATGATTAATAGTAAAACTAATATGCAAAGAGTAGACACTATCATAAAAAATATTGATTTAAAATGTATGCATCATGAGAACCATGTTAGTTCAATGGATTATACGCAAGCAACCTCTTGTGTTAACTATGAACTTACTAACGAGCAAAAACTTTGCGTAGAAGCCGCTATTAAAGGTCAAAGTCTTAAAATAAAAGCATTTGCGGGTAGTGGTAAAACTTCTACGCTTGTGGAAATAGCTAAAAAGCTCCCTGGCAGGGGTTTATATTTAGCATACAACAAAACAATCCAGTTAGACGCTACAGGGAAGTTTCCTGCGCATGTAGATTGTAAGACGGCTCATAGCATTGCTTATCGGGCGAATGCCTATAAGATTAAGGATCGTGTTCGTAACCTGAATGTTTTTGATATAATAAAACATTTAGAAATAGAACAAATATATTCTTATGAAGAATATGATATAGCTTTTTTAACTTTAAAATTGCTAAGAGTTTTTGTCAACAGCGATAAATCAAGCATTGACTATTCTTTTAGATATAATTTAGTTCTTCAAGAAGTTGCTGGGGACAATGATGAACAGACTAAATCTATTAGAAACTATATTATTAACAAAGCCTCCGAGTATTGGATTAAATGCACGGAAGAAAGTTCAACATTACCTATAGAACATGACTTTTACTTAAAGATGTATCAACTATCAACGCCAGATCTGACCGCGACTTACGACTTTATTTTATTTGATGAATGTCAGGACGCTAACCCAGTGTTACTGGATATTCTTTCTAAGCAAACTTGTCAAAAGATCTATGTAGGCGATGAGCATCAGCAGATATATTCATGGCGTGGGTCAATCAATGCTTTTGCTAAACTAACAGGGGAAGAGTATTACTTGAGTCAGTCATTTCGTTTTGGCAAAGAGATTAGCAAGCTAGCAAGTATTATTACTTTGCTCAAAGGCGAGCAAAAACCATTACGTGGCACCACAACTATTGACACTAAAATTGTTCAGCAAGCAATCTTTCCAGCTACTGTATTATGCCGCACTAATGCTCGAATTATAGAAGTAATTCTTAGAAGCCAAAACAAAATGCTACATGTAGTTGGGGGAATAGATGAGATATTAAATCTAGCTAAAAGTGGCTATGCTCTTTATGTAAACGATAAACGTAATATTAGACATATAAAACTAAAACAATTTAAATCTTGGGATGGAATGATTAGTTTTAACAATAGATACCAAGATCCTGATATTACATTTCTTGCTAAACTTATTAAAGAATATGGCCATGGTTTTAAAAACGTCATATCCAAAATAGAGAATGCTAATTATGTTCCTGAAGCTTTAGCAGAAGTTACGCTCTCAACAATACATAAGTCAAAGGGTAGAGAGTGGGATAACGTAAGGATAGAAGATGATTTTCTTATTTTTAATAATGAATCAACAATAGATGATATCCTTAAACAGGATACTGAAGAATTAAATTTGATATATGTCGCGGTAACAAGAGCTAAGGGTAGTCTTTATATAAACAATGGGGTTGGTGCATTTATTACAAGACTAAAAGCTTTTCCAGAACCAAAGACACTAAGCGAACCCTCTCAAAAGCTACTTGATAATGTTTATATTTTTCCTCATGAGAAGAGTGCTATAGCATGATTTTAAGACCACGTCAGCAGGAATCTGTTGATAAAAGCATAGAAGCTCTATCAAGATTTAATAACACTGTTGTAGTAGCTCCCACAGGCGCAGGTAAGACAGTTATCTTCTCAGCTGTTATTCAAAAATTTGTTGAGGCTAATCCTTCTATTAAAGTTGTAGTTATTGCTCATAGAGATGAGCTAACTTATCAGAACCAAGAGAAATTTCTAAAAGTAGCACCTAATACTTCAAGCTCAGTGGTAAATGCTGATAAAAAAGACTGGAGTGGTCAGGTAGTATTTGTAATGGTGCAAACGCTAACTCGAGATGAGCATTTACGTGATATGCCACTGACTCATCTTTTAGTAGTAGATGAAGCACATCATATAACAGCAGATAGTTATACAAAAATACTAAATCACGCTAAAGAGCAGAATCCAAACTTAAAGTTATATGGAGTAACTGCTACTCCTATTAGAGGTGATAAAACTAATTTAGGTAAAATATTCACCAATTGCGCTGATCAAATAGAATTATCCGAGCTTATTAACAGCGGACATTTAGTTCCGCCCGTAACCTATAGAATAGATACAGGAGAAACTAAAGAAAAGTTACAAGCTCTGCAAGTAAAAGCAAGTGGTGATTATTCTGAAGAAGAAATGTCTGAGATAATGAATACAGTCCCACTTAATAGCAAAGTTGTCGAAGAATGGAGGGAAAGAGCTAGAAAACGCAAGACCGTAGTATTCTGTACCAATATTAGCCATGCAGAACAAATAACTAAAGAATTCAAAAGACAAAGAATAAGAGCTGGACTTATCACAGGTAGAATGTCAGCTAAAGAAAGACAGGACAAATTAAACGATCTAACCACAGGTAAGCTACAAGTGATAGTAAATGTGGCAATTCTTACAGAAGGCTGGGACTATCCCCCTATTTCATGCGTGGTTTTACTACGATCTAGTTCTTACAAGTCTACGATGATACAAATGATAGGTAGAGGTCTTAGAACAATAGATCCAAGTATATATCCCAAAATAGTAAAGCTCAACTGCCTTGTCCTAGACTTTGGTATTTCAACAATACTACATGGCAACTTAATACAGCAAGTAAACTTAAACGATAAAGACATAGGGCTTAAACACTGCCCAGCCTGCAGAAAACCAATACCCAAGGCAAGTGAGATATGTCCTTTATGTGATGCTGACACCAAAGCTGTAGTAGAAGCTCAGGAGCAGAAATTTGTCAAAGAGCTGAGGGTTTTAGAAGATTTTACCATGAAAGAGATAAATTTACTTGAGAATCTGACATTTGCATGGACTGAACTTAAAACTGATAGTCCAAGAATTATAGCAGCGGGTTTCGATAGTTGGGCATGCGTATTAAAGGATAATGATATATGGCTAGCAATTGGCGGTATAACAAGAAATATGGAAGAACAATCACATGCTAAAATATTATATAAAGGTGCTAAACTTCAAGCTCTTGCTGCTGGTAATGACTTTCTCTATAAGCACGAAACGAATGACACTGCTACAAAATTAGCTAATTGGCGTAATGACAAGCCAAGCGACATACAAATGAAATGCTTACCCAATAAGTATAAAGGAGATACTCAGCTTACTAAAGGTGATGTCAGCTCAATTATTACTTATGATAGAACTGCTATGGTTGAGATAGATCTGTTGTTGGCTTCTCATGAGAATGAAATTGGCAATGCATAGTAACATTAAATCTTCTTCAATAAGATTAACCTATATTTGGGTTGACTTTAAGTTAGTTTGATACTAGTTCTAATATAGAATTAGTAATTATAAAAATAGGTGTTCAATTACTGTGAATGATAGAGGTCAGGTAATTTTAATAGGCGGAGAAAAGGGTGGGGTTGGTAAAAGTACAATTACCACTAACATTGCTGTTGAAGCTAGTTATAGAAAAGCTGACGTAATTATTATCGACACAGACCCTCAGAAAACTTCATTAAACTGGATAGATAGACGTAATGAGTTAATCGAAAATAATAATTCAAATTATCCAAGAATTAGCTGTGTTTATAAAGACGGTAATATAAAAGATATAGTAGAAGATTTTGCAAGCAAATATGATTTAGTGTTAATTGATGCTTCAGGCAGGGATAGTAAAAGCTTAAGAACGGGGTTAGTTGTAGCTGATAAATTTCTTTGTCCTATCAGAGCAAGTCAAAGTGACTTGGAAACTCTACCCCATATATGTAACCTTGTAGAAGTTGCTAAAGATTTTAACGAAAGCCTTGTATCTAAAATTGTTATTTCATGTGCTCCAAATCACGTTTTAATTCATGAAGTCGAAGATGCTCAAAATCTCATTTCTGAGTTTGCTGAATATCTACAATTACTAGAAACTATCATAAGAGATAGAAAAACATATCGAGATGCGTTGTTACAAGGAATGGGAGTAGTAGAGTTAGACAATAAAAAAGCAATTACCGAAATACAAAACCTTGTAAATGAAATATTAGAGAGTAAATAAGATGAGTCAATTTAGAGTAAAGAAACCTATATCTAATCTTGATACTAAACGATCTGTAGAATTAGAAAAATTTACTAAAGATGCAGATATACATGCAATAAACAATCGTCCTATTAACAGGACAGCTAAGCCAACTAAGTCATTTACAGTTCCATTAAATGAATACGAATTAGGGTTGTTACAACAATTGGCAAAAAATCTAGACAGATCACAAAGATATATGTCTAGAAAATTACTGGTAAAGATACTAGAGCAGGAACTTGGAATTAAACATTAGGTTTAAACTAGTTCTGCGTTGGTTTTATATTTAAACTAGATTAACAGTTTAGAACTATGGTTTTATATTGGACAAAGGAGAATAAATATTACAAGCTATTTGAGCAAGCAACTTTGTTTGGGACGATAGATGTTGTTTGTGTATGGGGTAGGATTGGTGGTAATTTAGGTGGGTGTCAGATTATTTCTTGTGATAATGACGAAGATGTAGAGTTTATCGTAAATAGCATAAAGAGAAAAAGGAAATATAGGGGGTATATACTTTTTGAATAATAAGCATTGGACTATTCTTTAAACTAAAGTTATAGTTTGTGGCAATTTAAGTAGTTGAAAAGCTGATACGTAGGTGTAACTGATGAAAAGTATTATAGAATCAAGGTATAATCTTACTCCTCAAGATATTTATCAACAAACAATTATTCAACAGGATAAGACTAAACTATCACAAGAATTACAAAATAATAAAAATTCTTGTGTTTTTCCTAAAGACAACATTGATATTACTGGTATAGCAAAGCAGGTTATCCAATCTATAGATAATAGACAAGTAGAGATTACTTACTCTATTCCTTTGAAAAAGATTTCTGCTGATATAATAAATAAAGATGGATCAAGAATTGAAGTTAAAAATGAAAACTTACCTAAAGAACTGAGAGAAATTAGTGATCCTGAAGTTTTTAGTAGCTTCCTCAAAAATACTTATGCTAAAATTACTACGTTAAGTGATGGTGAATATAAGCTTTATATAAATCATAAATTATTAGGCGGTGATGGGGAATACGCACTTAGGGTGGCTCGCTTAATTGATGATTTACATAATCAAAGATTGTCTGCTAGAGGAGTCCTTGATAGACTAAATATTGATATTTATCATCATAAATATAATAATGTCAATGAGAGTATTTTAGTAGAATTAATTAAATTAGCTGGAGCAGTAGCTTTCGTTGAAAATGTTGATGTTATGAAGATAAACTCAGTTAATTTTGAAAAAGTTATTGATATAGGAATATATTCAAAACAAAAACAATTAATTGACAACACTTCTTATGAATTGTTGTTTTCTTTAGCAAATGGGTTAGAAGCCTTAAAAAACAAAATATTTAATAAAGAAGATCCATTTACAATTCATGCGGTCAAATACTTTTTTAACTCTGTTGATGTACAGAAAGCATCAGATATAGATATTAAGAATCGTCTGAAAGATGAAAGATTTGTTTGCCATACCTATGTTAATTTAATTGCTAGGTTAATACAAACTGTAAACCAGAGATTTATTGCAAAATTTAAAGGATTTGAAATACAAGAAACACCAACATCAGAAGAATATACAAAATATAATATACCGAAAATTGGATTTTGTCATGGTGCTTGTAT